ATCGAATCAGCGTCAGCGGTGCCGTCAATTGCAAACAGGCCGTTTAGGGCGTACTTGCGAGCATAGCTGGACGCGCTGCCGGTGATCTGGCTGGCGTCCATGCCCTTTTTGCTCAATTCTTCGCGTGCGAATGCGCTTACTTCGACCGATTCCTTGCCGTCGGTAATCTTGGCAATTGCCTGAACATAATACCGATCACCTACCAACTGAATCTGGTCGGTTAGAAGTATGGTCAGGCCGGAATCACCCAAAGCGGCTTTGGCTGCCTGCAAAATGCCCTCAGCAGTCCGGTACTTATAACCGCCGAATTCATTGGTCTCGCCTTTTGGAACAGCAATTTTAAGCTGTAAATCATGCAGCTTTTCATAGATTGTTTTATCACTCACGCATTACCCCCTGCAATCCGCTCTATCTCAGCGTCTAAATGCTGACTAATGTATTTGAGCTGGCAGTATTTCAACAAGAAACTAAGCAGCCGGCCGGCTTCGGCTGTATCTCCAGCCTGTAGCGCCTGCATCATGGCCTGATTCGTTTCGCAATTCAGGCTCATTTCATCAATCAGGTACTCGCTTGCGGTCGCTGTCTCTCGCATAAACCTTACGGCAAGATTTTCCTGTGCGTCCAGCTCGTACAGCGCATGCAGCTTTTCAGCAATATCCTGCTCATTCAAATGCTGCTCTAGTGCAGCCGTGTTTCCGTCAATCATTTCAGCTCCTTAATTAGCTCTAGTAGGTCGTCGCGTTCTTGTTGCCACGCAGCCGATTCCGCAGCCGAGTCCGCAGCCGAGTCCACCGAGTACGCAGCCGAGTCCGCAGCAAAGTACGCCGATGCCGTAGCCGATTCCGCAGCCGATTCCGCAGCCGAGTACGCAGCCGAGTACGCCGAGTACGCAGCCGATTCCGCAGCCGAGTCCGCAGCAAAGTCCGCAGCCGCCCACGCAGCCGCCCACGCAGCCGAGTACGCCGAGTTCCAATCTGGATCATTGCCCACCAGTGCCTGCTCGTGGCAAACCAGCACGCCAATTATTGCTTTATTAACGTTTTCGCCGTGATCTTCTTTAAGCAGCCTGCCCATGCGCCGCACGGCCAGCTGGTGCCTTAATGGCGCTACGTCTATACCCACCGGCAATGCAGCGTAAAACTGCTCTGCAAGAAGCCTGCTATCTTCCGAGGGTAAACGCTGAAACATCCGATCAAGATAGCGGAACAGCCACTCGTCGTTAGGCGTACCAAACAGACGAGCCAATTCTTTGCGATCATCGTATTTGGTCTCGCCTAAAGACATATTTTTTAATCTCGCCAAGTCATATATCGAGCAGCCAACAAAACAGCCATTAAAGACTTCATTTTCAATGGTGTGGTATCGACCCTTAATAAATTCATCCTTCTCGCGATGGCTAATGGAGAACTCCACTAGTAAACGCTTTTCTTCCGGATCGTTGTTAAATGTTGTCATTACATTCTCCTTTCAATTCCCGATAGTCCGGCCAGCCATGCTCGCCGTTTGTGTCTTCCCAAATTTCGACCATTTTGCAGTAGAAGGCAAATTCTTGGTCGGCTTGGTGTGCGTCGATGTTGCTGATTGATGCGTAAGTAATTGCACCCACCAAGCCAATCAGCGCGGCCAGCAATGCTCCAGTTCTTTTCATGCCGAATCCATCCGCGCCTGGCGAATCGCTGCATACACCGCGTCAGATTGGCGCTCGATTGCACGCTGTGCTGGTTCATGGAATCCGATGGCCGCATCAAGCTGGCCTAGAAATTCTTCTAGCGCTTCGACATCAAGCGAGCCGTTCGGCTGTTTGCTGCGGGTGGCTGCTAGGCAAGCCAGCCACAGATTGATTACTGGTGTTACATTCTTATGCTTCATGTTTTGGTCTCCGTTTGTTTGTGTTGCATTTGTTGAGACCAATATTACTACAGCCGGTTCCAGTTGTCAACACTAATCGTACTTTATTTATATTGCACATTCCATACGAATGGTGTATAGTGCGCCAATGGAAAAAACAATCAAGCAATTTATTGAGCGGCTCGGTGATCCCATCGCAGCTAAAATTGGCGAAGTTAAGCCAGGCACGGCAGCCGCCTACAGACTAGGTAAGCGCGTGCCCAGCCCAGAGGTAGCCCAACGCTACGTTGATACGGGCTTGATTGACTGGGAAGGGATTTATAGCCCGATCAGGAATGGTAGAACAAAACAACCCTAAAGGAGCAGGAAAATGAACGAAGAACTGAAAACTGCGCAGCTAGACTTTTTGCAACTGAGACTGATCCGCACCGGACAAAACATTCTAATCCAGCAGGGTCCGGAGCAGGTGGAAGTGACGCGCCCGATGCTGGATGATGTGATTCGATCTTTGAAGCAGATGGGCGAACAGATCGACGCAGACCGAACCAAGGTGACAATCGAAAGACTGAAACAGTCGATTAACACTTGACGGTCAGCCAGAACTAACATAAGATCACCACTGGCTATCGCAGCCAACCGGGTCTGACAGCCCAAACAATTGAGGAATTTATGAAACTTTTCCAAGAAGATCACTCGCAGAATGCCGTTTTTCAGCTTCCCCAGCTGTTCCTCCCGGCTCTGTCAGCTGTGAGTGATCTTCTTAATGAGGTTTTAAGATGAGCAAACCGATCTTTTCATGGCGTCATGCCGTCCTTGAATCCGACCTGCATGCGACAACCAAGCACGTTTTATTAACGCTTTCTTGTCACATGAGCGCAGCCGGTGATAGCTGTTTTCCGACTATTAAAACTACTGCCAGAGAATGCAGCCTGTCCAAAAGGACGGTAATCACGCATATTCAGAAAGCGAATGAATCAGGCTGGCTTTTAGTTGGTGTTCATGGCTTCGGAGGAAAGAAATGGCGGAGGCACGAATACGCTGTCGCAATACCCGAAGGTGGTGAACCTAATGACACAGAGGTGGTGAACCTAATGCACGAAGGTGGTGAACCTAATGACATAAAGGTGGTGAAAGAGGTTCACTCTAGTACTTCAGATAACTCCACACTAAGTACATCATGCGAATTGCCTATCGGCAACACGCCCGCAGCCGTCGTACCGATTAAAAAAATAATCAACCTTTATCACGAAACATGCTCGCAAAACCCTAGAGTGATCAAAGTAACCCCAGCCAGAGCACATATCATCAAATCTCGCTGGAGAAACGAACTGACCAGCTTGGAAGATTGGGGGCGGTATTTCAACGCAGTCAGCCAGAGTTCATTTTTGACCGGTCGCGTACCGGCCAACGGCAACCGATCGAAACCTTTTGTCGCAGACATAGACTTTTTGACCAAGCAGGGAAACGTGGTGAAGGTAATGGAGGGTAAATACGATGATTGATCCAATTCAACCGCCGCACAGCCTAGACGCCGAACGTAGCCTGCTGGGCGCAATGATGCTGTCGCAGGACGCAGCCGACAAAATTAGCGGCTGGATCAACCAGGCCGACTTTTACACCGAGCAGCACCAGATGATATTTTCGGCAATCCGAGAATGCCACCCAAGCGCGGATGCTGTGACGGTTGCCGAATGGTTCGCCCGCAAAGGAAAGGGCGATCAGGTTGAAAACGGCGCATATTTGACCGGGCTGGCAAACGACACGCCCGGCATATCGAATGTAAACGGCTACGCCAGAATCGTGCGCGAGAAGTCTGATGCACGGAAACTGGTTGACATTGGTATGAGAATATCGAACGAGGCATTCACAGGACGCCCGCCAGCCGATTTGATCGACGAACTACAGGGATATGTACTGGACTGGACGAAAACGGGCTTAAAGAGCTCACGCACAGTCCAGCAGGCCGCCGCCGATTGGTTTGACCGAATGAGTGAACGATCTGAGAACAAAGAGCAGATCGACACCGGCCTTGTGGACGTTGACCGGATATGGCATGGAATGCAGTCTGACGAGTTCATAATTCTGGCCGGTCGTCCTGGCATGGGCAAGACCGCCGCCCTTTTGACCATCTTGAATAACGTCTGTCGTGACCATCACGGGCTTTTTTTCAGCCTAGAAATGAGCGCTGAATCGCTAGTCAAGCGAATGGTCGGCGGTGGACGGATACCGGGCTGGAAGCTGCGGAACCCGTCAAAGCTAGAATCAAACGACTGGCCTGAACTGATCGCCGGCACTCAGGCGCTTAAATCCAAAAAGCTGATCATCGACGACACCGCAGGATTGAGCATTCAGAACATCGCATCACGCGCACGACTGGCAAAACGCCAGCACGATATTAAATTGATCTGCGTCGATTACCTACAGCTAGTCACGGCCAAATCAGAGAACCGGCTGCAAGAAGTCTCGCTGGTTAGTCGGCAGCTGAAGAAGCTGGCTAAAGATTTGCAGGTGCCGGTGATTGCAACCGCACAGCTTAATCGAGGCGTTGAAGGCCGAGCAGAAAAGCGGCCGACCCTTGCTGACCTTCGGGAATCAGGCCAGCTTGAGCAGGACGCTGACATCATCACGTTTTTATACCGCGGTGGCTATTACGACGAAAACGACAAGACCGGCGTAACGGAATGGATTACAGCAAAGCACCGGGATTCAGAGCCTGGCAACGCTTACACGGTATTTAATCCCCGCAAGCAGCTATTTGTAAACGCAGATCACGGACTGGTCAACCAATACCAGAACCGCGAAACGGCTGTGACCGGACAATCAAAATTCATGCAACAACAATCAGGAGAAATGAAGTGAGCAAATTAACAAGAATAGAAATGCTAGTACTGAGCGTGCGGTTTCGGGGCGCTTATGAATTTCAGATCAAGACCCCTTGCGGCTGGAAGATCAATTTAAACGGACGCTATAACAGCGACGCTAAATATCGCCTCTACCCAATCTTACCCAAAGGTTTACCAGAGCCAACGCAGGAAATGATTGATCGGGCAGTGGTTTATGTTGGATGCAAACCAAATACCCGTCCGGTTTTCAGAGGCTTTTGCTTTGACTCCACCTGGACTTTTGGAGAGTGGGCTGGGACAAACAATGGCCACTACTGCATCGACCCAACCGACCCACAAGCCGACAAACTATTTGCAAGATACCAACAATCATTGAAAGGAGAAACTGAAATGACCTACAGAAAATTAGAAGTGTATGAAAAGCCGGAAGCCGAGCAGCCTGAGTATCCGAAGTTGCATTTAGACCGTGGCGGCTACCTTGTGCTCAAAAATAAAAATGGGAAAATTGTCGGTGAGCTTGCCTGCATTGACGATGGGTGCTTGGTGCCGAATCGTTATTGTAAGGGATCTTTACAAAGGAAAGGAATGGCCACAGACTGGGCACAATGGGAAGAGGACGGCTCGATTAAAAGAGGGGAGCCGGTATGAAAACCTCAGACGCCGTAGCCGCTGAAATCGTCCGGCTGCATAACGCAAATTTAGACGAGGTGCAACCATGAGCAACCAAAAATATAGCGAAGCAGATCAAAAACTATGGGATATTTATTATGGCCAAGTGATCCAAGCCTTTCTTACGGCTGATTACGACTGTTGGAAAGGGTCAATGCATAAGGTTGCATTTGACATGACCGACAAAATGATGATCGAGCGTTCTGAGCATCTAAGCAAGCAAGAACCAGAGTCAGCCGAGCCGAAATCTGTACTACCGGAAGGCTGGTCTATCGAAGAGTCTGTTCACTTCAAGTACTTGATAAGATATAAAGATCGTATCAAGATTGAAGTGCGGTCACCAGAATTTTCGACCAGCATTCGCGAGGAAGTTTTCTGGCGATTGCTCCACGACATTCATACGCAGGAGAACCAGCAATGACCGCAAGAAATAGGAATTTACACACGCTGACGGGACTACGGCCTATCACGACTGGCGGGATGGCTGGAATGATGCGCGGTTGATGGATGAGGCAGAATCAGCGTGAGCATGACTAATGAAAATTGAGAAAATAGGAAATGCAACACTGTATTTAGGTGATTGTCTTGACGTTTTGGAAGAAATTGCTGATGACGGTTGCAACTGGTGCGTTACGAGTCCTCCTTACAATCTGAAAAAAGAAAAAAACAGGGTTCCGACAACGGCTGCAAGCGCTGCAATGAGCGCAAAATATGATGCTTGGTATGACGATGACATGGTTGAGTCTGAGTATCAGGAGGGTCAGAAATCAGTTATTAGACAACTGCTTCGCGTTTGCACTGACAGTGTTTTTTATAATCATCGGATTCGGTATGCGTGGCACTCTAGGAACAAGGACGCGCCCGAATGCCGAGTGCATCACCCAATGCACTGGCTTTCTGATTTTCCTATTTGGTGCGAAATTGTATGGGACAGGCGAGGAGGATCGACACCAACTGGCCGTTATCAGCAAGCGCACGAGTTTATCTACCAGCTAGGCAAACCGCGCCAAATACACAGATCAATGGGCATGCTTGATGTTTGGGCTATTGCGCCGGACTCAGGAAGCGGACACGTCTGCGCTTTCCCTTCTAGGCTTGTAGAAAACTGCCTTGCGCCGCATGCGGTATCGGGGGAAACTGTGATTGACCCATACATGGGAAGCGGCACAGTTGGAATTGTCGCTAAGTCGCTCGGACTTAAATTTATAGGTATTGAAAAAGACCCGGCAAACTTTGATCTGTCATGCAAGCGGATCAGTGAGGCTCAAGGTCAAATGAGGCTAATAAAATGAACGAAATAAAATTAAACAGAATAATCCAATCAGCTATGGCCGCAAGCTTTGCGCTAGGCATGCTGATCGGGATTGCTGGGATGGCGCTTTGGCAGGAGCGGAAGCAGTGAGCACCAGACGCCGTGAAATAGAATTTGAATGCGCTGATCTATCACAGACCGACGCCGCCCTTACATGGTGCCTGACCATGATCAAAAAAGGCTTACCGGCCGGCCCTGTCGTTATCAGGCTAGGCAGGCTCCGGCGCACGCTTGACCAGAATGCAAAGCTCTGGCCGATGCTTGAAGACGTTGCCAGCCAGGTCGAATGGCAGGGCGTTCGGATGAGCAAGGAGGACTGGAAAGATTTGTTCGTAGGCAGCCTGAAGCTTCAGCGGCCATTGATGGGAATCAGCGTCGACGGCGAACCACCCGGCATTGTGATGATCGGCGGGGGCAGCAGCAGGCTTAACATTCGGCAATTTTGCAATTTGATCGAGTTTATCTACAGCTTCGGATCAGATAATGATGTTGTTTGGAGCGAGAAATCAGAGGAATCTATGGAATATGCGCGGGATAAGATTGACAAGGATTCGGCATGAGCGAGAAAACCAAATCACAAGCCGAAAAGAACTACCACGAGCACATCGCCAGCCTGCCTTGTGTCCTTTGCACCGCGCTAGAGACACAGCAGCGAACCGCGACAGCTGTTCACCATATCCGAGAGGGCCAAGGATGGTCGCAGCGTGCGTCACACTGGCTAGTCTGTGCGTTGTGCCACGACTGCCACCAAGGGCCGAACGGGATACACGGTGATCGAACCTTGCTGAATATACTGAAACTAAAAGAGCTGGACTTGCTGGCGTTTACGATTGAGGCTGCGAATAAATGAGCGCTGTAACTGTAGATGACTTTAAAATAATGCTAGGTTGCAAGAAAGACTGCGAACTAGCCAAAAAGGTCGGCCTGCATCATTCGACGATATGCGCCTGGAAGCGTAATGGATTCGTGCCTCGCAAATACGTCGAAACCCGCTCGAAATACATGGCACAATTATGATCTACCCAATCACGCCAGTGCCAAAGCCGAGAATGACGCAGCGCGACAAATGGGCAAAGCGCCCGGCTGCCCTCAAGTATTGGGCGTTTTGTGACAAAGTGAGATTGAACGATCTGCTGCTGCCAGATTGCGGCGCGGACATTGTTTTTGGAATACCGATGCCGAAATCTTGGAGCGCAAAAAAAAAGCAAGCGATGAACCGAAGTCCGCATCAGCAAACGCCGGATTTGGATAATTTGCTTAAAGCGCTTTGTGACGCTGTGCATAAAGAGGATAAGCACATTTGGCAGTATTCTGCCGGTAAAGTATGGGCCGAAACTGGCTATATTGAAATATCAATTGACAAGTTACAAGAGACGATTTGGCATCACTGCGTCACCAATCATCCTAAATGAAAAAATCTAAAAAAACAACAAGGAAAATGAAATGAGCGACTTTGAAAGAAATACATACTACCGGCGACTCGGCATCACGTCGAAGGATTTAGAAGAATGCAGAACGATTGAAGGCTTGAAATATCTGGCCGAGCAGCTTAAAATTCCGTTTCGGCATCTAAACGAAATGCGCCAGGCTTTCGGCGTCCGCTACAAATCTGTCGCAATGACCGAAAAAAACTACCGTGACGCAGCCGACCGAGCCGATGAAATATTGTACAAGATCGGCAGGGTTCAGAGTTGAAGCCGTACAAGCGCAAAGTCGTGATCGGTGATGCCGTGCTTTATCTTGGCGATTGTTTGGAGGTCATGCCCACGCTGGGCAAAGTTGATGCGGTGGTGACTGATCCGCCGTATGGGACTGGAATTAACCGGAAAAGCGGCCTTCGGAAATCAGGAATTGCCAAGTCATGTTATGCCGGTTTTTTCGATTCAATGGAAAATGTGATTGAAAATGTTATTCCAGCAATTCAGATGTGTATTGACCGATACGGACGTGTCGCCTTAACTTGTGGATTTAAGGCAATGTGGCATTACCCCAAACCCGCCCATGTCGGAAGCTTTCAATATGGAGCGGCCACAACGGTAATGTCATGTTGGGGTCCGGCGCTTTGGCAACCAATTTTGTTATATGGTAAAGACCCAAAACAAGGAACCTTGACTCCCGACAGCTTTCAGCGGTGCAACGACAGCGATGTGACAACAGATCACCCATGCCCGAAGCCAATTAAGTCTTGGAGACTTTTGGTTAATCGTGCGTCACTCTCTGGCGAAGCTATCCTAGACCCATTTATGGGCAGCGGCACTACCGGCGTTGCTTGTGTCAACCTTGGCCGCAGCTTCATCGGAATCGAGCTGGACGAAGATTATTTCAACATTGCCGTCGAACGAATAACCGCAGCGCACGCGCAAGGAAAGCTATTCCAATGACCGAAAAACGCGCACACATGCGAGGCATCTGAATGGCTCACCCAGTAACCAGATTATCAGGCGGCACATGCAGCGACTATCGCCAGCAAAGAGGTGGGCGCCCAGTCCATACCCAAGCTGAAATAGCCCAAGCCGCCGGCAATATCCACGACCGGCTTCGATACTGGACGGTGCTCAGTTACGCCGCAGGCATACACCCGCCGGCCGATGAATGGCAAATTTTCTTTCAAGAGGTTCAGAACCTTGTGATCCGCTGCTGGCGCGAGGGCGGTCAACCGGCCCGGATGAGCCCGACCAAGATAGCGCCAATGGCTGAAACAGCTTGGGTGGACTTTCTCGGTGATAAGCGGATGACCCTGCAAAATCAGGCCGAAAGCGCGGGAATGACGGTAGGAGCATGGCGCGGCGGCTACCAATCACTGCATGGCGAAATTGTGAACCGGCTACAGACTGAGCTAGGCAAAGGGCTGAGGTCGATTAGTGCTGAATTGAGGGATGTTGACAATTAGCACAGGAGAGAGTACAATTTTATATAAGTGAAAATCTCACTTACCCGACACCAAACCCACCCTAAGTAGAGCAGTTGACAGCTCGTTTGGCTCATAACCAAAAGGTCGTCGGTTCGAGTCCGGCCTCTGCTACCAAGTTATAAAACGCACCGGTGCGCGGCTAAGGTTTTGGATTGGGAGTGCCCGGTCGGCCTTAGCCGCACTTAATTCAACCGTCAAGGATTTCTTGACAGTTCGCCAGTTGTCAAGGATTGCTTGACAGCTCAAATGGAGAAACCAGATGAGTTACTTCAAAGCTGCATTAGCGGCCTTTTTATTGTGCGCGTTTTCGGCAGCGCAGGCGTTGGATGTTAGTGACACCGGCATCTGGTATGAGCCTGGCCTATCCGGTCATGGCTTGGTGGTGACGGGCTTTGGTTCGGATGACCAGGCCGGTGCAGTCCTGACGTGGTACACCTACACGCCAGAGGGTGAGCAGGTTTGGTTCTTTAGCGAAAATCTGGAACCCGGACAATCTGCGGTAGATATCTACTTGCCGCTTGGATCGTTTCCGGCGTTTGATTATTCGCTAGGTGAGCCGGTGGGTGAGCTGACAATTCAAAAGCTATCCGCGGACGTTCTTCGGCTCAACTTCCTGGTCTTTATTTGGGATAAAGACTGCGAGCCACGACCACAGCCCGGGCCGAGTCCCAATTTTTGCTACGGTCAGATTACTTTGCAACGGCTAACGCCGAAGCTTAACCTGCAATGATCGACTGGTCGAAGGTTAGGCATTTCAAGCGCGAAGAGTTCGGCTATGCCGACGGGGTTAAGCCTGATCCGCTATTGGTTAGCATGCTCGACAATGCGCGTTTGGTTGCTGACATTCCGTTTCAGATTGCCAGCGGTATCAGATCCCGCGAACACAATGACCGAATCGGTGGAGCGCCAACATCGGCACACCTGACTGGACATGCGGCTGATATTAAATGCACCACTTCACGGCAGCGCTTTATCATGCTGAATGTGCTAATTGAAGCAGGCTTTACTCGGATAGGCGTGTACGACCAGCATATCCACGTGGACACATCGCCAGACCTTGATCAAGATGTCTGCTGGGTGGATGTTAGCAAGTGAGCGGGTTTGTCGATCTGTTTGAAAAATACAAGATGGTTCGTCGCCTTGCACTGCTTTGGGCGCTCGCCCTGATCACATACGCGACCCATGCGATGTTTGCTGACATTGGCGCAATCACTGGCCCGGCCGCTGGTGCTTACGCCACCGTTACCGCTTTGCTAACCGCTGTGATCGGCCTGTATCAATGGCAGCGCCATGCAGATGACAAATGACTAAGACTGACGGCCCCCAGCCTTAAGGGTGAACAACTCAAAGAACGCAGGGTGCATACGCCGCACGCCTGATTCCCAATCTTGCCAGCCGCGCAAAGAACAGTAGATCAGCTCAGCGGCTTTTGTTTGAGTTAAGCCCGCAGATGCGCGGGCCGACTTGATTTGATCGGGGCATGGGTTTGCCGCGCTATTCCCGGCGCGGCTTCGGTTTGGGTGATTAGTCATTATTAAGCTTCTAAGCTAATGGGATATGGATTTACTGTTGATCGAACTGTTCCATATTCGGCAACAACCTTTTTATCCAAAGAGTCCCAGACCGTTACGCTGCCAGTGTTTTGTAAGGCGGCAACGCTTTCACGAGCAGATGAGATTGCCGATTCTAAATCAGCATGACGAGTTCTTCTGGTTGATTGGGTGGTTACTTCAACTGAATAGCGGTTTGAATTATTCATTTTCTATCTCCAGCCCCTGAATCCCGAGGCGCGGTTTGGGAGTAATTCCCGACTTGTTGATACCTAGTATACACGCAATGCGTGCAATGTCAACAGGTTTGATTAAATAAATGGAAAATAATTTGTGACTAAGATCATCGCAATGCTCGCCAAACGCCTAGCCGTTCTAAGCGGCCCTGTACTGGCATGGGCGGCAGTAGCCATAATCGCCGGATACCTTGCCCTGATCGCGACAGTGGGCGTATTAAACTGGCGATTAAACCTAGCGCAAGACCGGCAGAGCAGCGCAGAGATATTACTGAACATCTGCAAGACGCAGAACCAGAACAACGTGAACAAGATCGCGCATATCGAAGCGATCAACCAAGAAAACATCCGTGCAGCACGAGAGCAGGCAGAAAATGCCCAGCAAGCCGCACTATTGGCAGACACCCAGCGTGAGAGGCTGGAACGGGAATTGACTAATGATATTAAGGGGCTTCAAAATGCACTGGATGGCAACGATTGCGCTACTGATACCGTTCCTGTTGATCTTGACAGGCTGTACCGCAACACCGATCATCGAGGTGAGGACGGTTGAGGTTCCAGTAGATCGCTTTGTACCTGTGCCTAATAGCCTCACAAACCCGCTGAGAGCGCCCACCCTGCCTGATTCCCTAATGACCTGGCAAGACGTCGCACAGGCCGGACTAGAGTACCGCAGCCTATGGCAGTCATGCGAGATCGACCGCGCAGCCATTCGGGGGCTGGGTAATGACTGAGGCAGACAAACTAAGCAGCAAGATACAAAGCGAGAGGCACTTGCAGACTTTTTTATTGGGCCTAATCTCATTAGGTTTAAGCCTAGCCATAATCATGCTGATGTTTATGTATAACGGACAATCCAAGCTTAGAGATGAGCAGAAGGTAGACGGCAAGCACATCGTAGAGATTGCCACGAACCAGACTGCGATTAAGCAACGAATGGAAGATTTATCGGTTGACCGCTACACGGCGACCCAGGCAGAAGCCGACCACCGGCTGATCAACCGGGATATAAACGAACTGACCAAATCAGTAGAAAGCCTTGATGGGCGCGTTCGAGCCGTCGAGCAGAAGATTGACTAGGTGAAGGACATGGCTAAAAACAAAAAAGAGCCGGCTGAATTTCCCGCATATAAAACGGTTTCGACCGACAGCCTGATTCCTTATGCCCGCAATGCACGCACTCACAGCGATGCTCAGGTTGACAAGATCGCTGCATCAATCCGCGAGTTTGGCTTTTTAAACCCGATCATCACGGACGGGCAAAGCGGCATTGTCGCAGGACACGGGCGAGTGATGGCCGCTCAGAAACTAGGGCTTGATACGCTGCCGACAATTGACGCGGCACACCTTAGCGAAGCACAGCGGCGGGCTTATGTGCTTGCAGATAACCGGCTGGCGCTTGATGCGGGCTGGGATAACGAGCTGCTCAAGATCGAGCTGCAAGATTTGGACGCGGCAGGCTTTGACCTGACGCTGACCGGGTTTGAGATTGACGAGGTTGCCGCGCTGACGCTGGACGCGACCGATGGCCTGACCGACCCCGACGCGGTGCCGGACGCGCCTGCCGTGCCCGTGACGGTCTTGGGCGACGTGTGGCTGCTGGGGCGGCATCGGCTGATGTGTGGCGACTCGACCAGCATTGACCACATGGAGGCTCTAACGCAGGGTCAGCTTGTGGATATGTGGCTGACCGATCCGCCTTATAACGTCGCATACGAGGGTAAGACCAAGGACGCGCTTAAAATTCAGAACGACAGCATGTCGAACGACACCTTTCGCCAGTTTCTGCGCGATGCAAACACTGCAGCAGATGCTGTTATGAAACCAGGTGCGGTTTTTTACATATGGCATGCTGACTCTGAGGGTTACAATTTCAGAGGCGCGTGCCACGACGTGGGGTGGCAGGTCCGTCAGTGCCTTATCTGGAAAAAACAGACGTTGGTTATGGGCAGGCAGGACTACCATTGGAAACACGAGCCATGTCTTTACGGCTGGAAGGGTGGCGCGGGTCACCTGTGGGCGACAGACCGTAAGCAGACCACCATCCTTGAGTTTGACAGGCCGAGCCGCAACGCAGAGCACCCTACAATGAAGCCCGTTGCATTGTTCGAGTACCAGATGTTGAACAACACCAAAGGCGGCGATCAGGTCTTGGATAGTTTCGCAGGGTCGGGAACGACAGCAATTGCATGTGAAACGCACGGACGGTTTGCGCGGTTGATGGAACTCGATCCCAAGTATTGCGACGTGATCATCACCCGCTGGCAGAACTTCACCGGCCAGATGGCAACGCTTGAAGCCACCGGCCAGACATTCGCAGAGTTGCAGACGGAAAGAGCATGAGCAGAGCACAGCACGCGCCAACCGATGCCACTAGGCAAACGGTTCAGCTACACACGACCGTCGGGACAGACCAGACAACCCTGTCCAGAATTTTAGGCATAACTGAAAAGACGCTGCGTAAGCATTATCGTGATGAACTTGATATATCGCTGGCAAAAGCAAACGCTACCATCGGAGGCGTGTTGTTTAAAAAAGCGAAAGACGGCGACACGGCAGCTATGATTTTCTGGATGAAAACTCAGGCAAAATGGCGAGAGCGCCAGGCCATTGATCACAGCTCAAGCGACCGTTCAATGTCACCACCTACGACGATTCAAATAGTGGCCGGTGGCGATAGCAAGGATTGAATTACCGCCCAAGCTGGTTCCAGTTTTTACACCGGCTAGGGGCGAGGTACAGTACCGATCTGCATTCGGCGGCCGTGGTTCGGGTAAGTCGTTTAGCTTTGCGAAGATGGCGGCTGTATGGGGCTATGCTGAACCGCTGCGGATTTTATGCACGCGCGAGTATCAGGTCAGCATTAAGGAATCATTCCACGCAGAGCTAAAGGCTGCGATTGCGTCAGAGCCTTGGCTTGAGGAATTTTACGAGGTCGGCATTGATTACCTGCGCGGGCCTAATGGAACCGAGTTTCTATTCCGTGGACTGCGAACCAATATCGGCAACATCAAATCGTTAGCCAAGATTGATTTAACGATCATTGAGGAAGCCGAGGATATACCCGAAACATCATGGCTGGCGCTTGAGCCTACGGTATTCAGACAGGCCAAATCTGAGGTCTGGACGATCTGGAACCCATGCGACAAGGGCAGCCCGGTCGATGAGCGCCTACGCAAGCACCCGCCAGAGCGTGCGGTGATAGCCGAGGTTCAGTGGACGGACAACCCTTGGTTCCCGCCTAACCTTGAGGCGCTACGACAGCGCGAGCAGGAACGGCTAGATCAGAACAGTTACGCGCACATCTGGGAAGGTGCATACCTTGAAAACAGCAAGGCTCAGATATTGCACGGCAAGGTTAAGATTGCAGAGTTTGAACCTAGCCCTGAATGGAACGGCCCGTATCACGGCCTTGATTGGGGATTTAGCCAAGACCCGTTAGCCGTTGTCAAATGCTGGATCAATGACGACCGGCTATACGTCGAGCGCGAAATGGGCGGCACCGGAATCGAGATCGACGCAACGCCCGACAGGGTGAAGCACGGCATTCCAGACATTGAGCGATACGAAGTCCTTGCAGACAACGCAAGGCCGGAAAATATAAACTACTCAGCCCGTCACGGCTTGCCGAGGATTAAAGCGGCCAAGAAGTGGCCAGGCAGCGTGCAGGACGGTATCGGCTATCTGAGGGGCTTTAAAGAGATCGTGATCCATCCGCGCTGCAAAGAAACGGCGAGGGAAACACGGCTCTACAGCTACAAGGTCGACAAGAAATCAGATCAGGTTTTAACCGACATTGTAGATGCCCATAATCACTACATCGACGCTATTCGTTACGCCTTGCAGCCAATGATTCGCAAGCGTGAAACATCATCCAAGACCAAAGGATTAACCCACTTGTGAGCAATGTAACGACAAAACAGCCGGCGCTTACGCCCGATGTGATTGCTCAATGGGCAATCATGCGCGATACAGACGCCGGAAATGCTCGCATCCATTCACACGATGCGCGGATTACTTCGGTTCTAACGTCAGCGCAGCGAACCAATAACGAAACCGGCAACAGTTCAGAGCTTTGGAATACTTACCTTCCAGTTCCAGGCGGCTTTTTAGCTCAATGGGCAAATGGCGGCCGGAATATGTGGCAGGCGTATATGAAGCGGGCAGTATTCCCCGAGATCATCTCGCCTGCAATCAATTCGATGGTCGGCATTGTCCACAAGCAGGAATGGCGCATTGAACTACCTGAATCAATGGAGTTCATACGCGAAAATGCTACCGACGATGGCGCGACGATTGAAGCATTCAGCCGCAGAATAACGCGAGAGCTTTTATTGATGGGGCGCTACATTGTCTCAGTCGACCGCCCGGCGTCAGGTGGTGAGCCATATCTGACCGGGCACAAAGCAGAAACGCTCATCAATTGGGATACTAATTTCTACGTGATGAACGAATCTGGCATGTACCGAAACGGGTACGGCTGGGAAGAGAAAGTAAAGTATCGCGTTTATGCAATCGACGAAGACGGAAAATACTACCAAGAGCTGGTCGACGAAAGCGGCGAGCCGTTAGAGGTTCGAGTTTATCCTGAAACCAACGCAGGCAGCATGAACAAGGTGCCTGTTGTGGTAGCTGGCCCTAGAGACATTACAAGCCAAGTGGAAAACCCGCCGTTGATGGGCGCGGCTGATTCAGCAATTGCAATTTACAGGCTAGATGCTGACTACCGGCACCAGCTCTACATGAGTGGGCAAGAAACGCTTGTCGTGAATAACGCAGACGCGCCGGATTCAATCGGCCCTGCTGTAGTCCTGCAAATCTCAGGCACCACAGAGCAGCCCGCAGACGTGTTCTATGTCAGCCCAACATGCGCGGGGATAGCAGCCCACAAGATCGCCATTGAAGACCAGTGGGAAGGCGCAGCGAAGGCAGGAGCCAAGCTATTCGACAGCGGGGCAGAGGTTGAGTCAGGACAGGCCCGCCGGATGCGCCAGAACGCAGAATCAGCAACATTGCAAACCATCGCCAACAGTTCAGCAGAGATGCTTGAAATGGCCTTGAGAAATGTGGCCGAAATGGTTGGCGCTAATCCTGATGATGTCGTGGTCACACCGCCGCGCAACTTGCTAGATGCGCCAATGAGCGCACTGGATGTCGTCAATATGGTCAAGGCATGGCGCGAGGGCGGCTTTAGCTACCTGACGCTATACGAGAACCTACAGCGCGGCCAGATTGCAAGCGACGAGCGTGACTCGGACGAAGAATTGAGCATGATGAATACACCGGACTCTGATTTAGATTCAGAGGCCATTTAACCGCGAAGCGGACTATTACGGGCGATGCCCAGGAGACCTAGCCGATGGCTATTAAGACAATCGTAGATAACCTAGAAAGCGTTCCTGAAGGAATGCGAGAACTTTACAGCGAATCAGGCGACCGCTTTGTTTTGAATGTCGAAGGCATTGATGAACATCCGGACGTTGCTAACTTACGCAGTGCATATACGCGTGTAAAGGATTCAGAAAAACAGGCGCGTGCGGATCTTCAAGAACTGAAGAAAACCACGACGAGCCTGCCTGATGACTTCGACCCTGAATTATGGAAGCAGGCGCAATCTGGCGAATTAACCGAAGGTCTCGTGAAGGTTCGTAAAGAACTGGAAGGCCAAGTGGCTAAGTTGACAGAGGAAAACGGGAATCTTAAAACTTCCCTGCATGGCAACACCATTGATTCAGCGTTAAGCAATGCGCTTGAAGGCGCGAATATCACCAATCCAGCCTATAAACGGGCGTCGGTGGCATTGCTGAAAAATGCTGTGAAATTGGAAGGCGACAAAGTGTTTGTTGATTCTGACATGGGGCCGCTCGACGTAAATGATTACGTCAAAAAGTGGGCCGGTTCGGATGAAGGCAAATCGTTTGTAAGCCAGCCTAAAGGTGGCGGTTCAACCTCAGGGAATCCGAGTGTCACTGGCAAGCCCAAGACATTAGCAGACTGCAAAACTCTGGCAGAAAAAACAGAGTTTCATCGGTCAAAACTTAACCCTACTTAAAAGGATATAAATCATGGCTTTATCAGACATGACAGTATTCGACTCCTTTGCATATTCGTCTTTTACCGAGACGATTGCTCAGAAAGTCGAACTTTTCAACGCAGCCGCTCAGGGCACTTTGGTTTTGCGCCCAGCGCGTAATATTGGTGACTTTGATCAAGAGGCGTTTTACGGCTTAATCTCTGGCCTGGTTCGTCGGCGTGATGCTTACGGCACTGGCAGCGTTACAGCGGTTGATCTTTCGCAGCTCCAGAAAAACAGCGTGAAAGTTGCCGGCGGTTCGGTTCCAGTTCGCTGGACTCCGCAGCAGTTCTCATACGTTCAGCGCAATCAGGAAGAAGCGGGTACAGCGATTGGCGAGCAGTTCGCTAAAGGCGTGTTCGGCGACTACCTGAATACCGCCATCCTGTCCATTCAGGCTGCAATGACTGCAAATACAGCCATTGTGTATGACGCTGAAGACGGCACGCTAGAACTTAGCGATCTGGTCGCAGGCGCTGCATTGTTTGGTGATCGGGCGCAGGCGTTACGTGCGTGGGTTGTTCACAGCAAGCCGATGCATAACTTGTACGGCACCACTATTGCCAATTCAAACGACCTGTTCCAGTTTGGTAACGTCAACATCATGCAGGATGGCTTCGGGCGCGTGTTTATCATGACCGATTCGCCAGCGCTGGTTGCAGCCGGAACTCCGGACGTATACAGCACCATCGGCCTGGTTGAAGGCGGTGCAATGGTTGAAGATAACGGCGACTTGTTCACCAACATCGAAACGTCGAACGGCACAGAGAACATTCTGCGCACGTGGCAGGCTGAATACACCTATAACCTAGGCTTGAAGGGTTACAGCTGGGATGAAGCCAACGGTGGAG